GCCGCTGTTTTCCTTTGGAAAGGAAAAATTGTAAGGGGCACAAAACAAAAAGTTCATTTTTATAATTGTATATCTTATTGATTATCTATATATATGCAAAATATACGAACAAAACAAAATGTTCTCAAAATGTAATATCATTTATATTTTAGTTTAATTATCCCTTCGAAATTTTTAATTACATTATCTTAAAGTTTAATATTGACATTATGAAAGCTATTATTTATAGGCGTTTTAGCTATTATGGCTAGAGGCTTCTATAAAATTATTAAATCTGCTCGTGTGTTCGAAAATATCAAAAGGGGTGCTAACAGGGGCGAAACAGGGGCGAAATGTGAGTAATAATAAAACATCAAAAAAGGGGTGTAAAGGCAGAAACATACATTTAAATAGGTAAAAAAAGATATAACACCACCCTATAAAACAGAATATATAAAGCGGTATAACAATATATGTATCACTATAACAGTAACATAAATAAAATCTTTAAAAAATTAATGTGCGTGATAGTTATTTAGAGTTTTCTTCCTTTGTTAATGCTAACTTAATCAGGTCTTTGTTTATGTCTTTTAAATAATCTAATTCATCCTTTAAAAAAGATATTGTTTCAGCGTCGCTTCTGGTAGTTGTATAAGACGCTTGTGGCTCTGCGGCTATATCTAAATCATTTTTGAATTCACTAATATTTTTAGTGAGTAAATCATCTATTGATACCCTAAAATATTTAGCAATCGCAATCAATGTTTCGTATGAAGGGCGTGATCTGTTTTCTTCATACGCTCCAATATTGTGAGGCTTAAGGCTCAAATATTCAGCAAGCTTAGCTTGACTAATATTTTTTTTGTTTCTTAAATACCTAAGATTCAGGTTAAAATAGCTTTTCACTAATAATATTTGTTATTATTCTAAAAATTTACTTGCATCCCTAAATATTTTAGTTATATATTTGCATAACGACACACAGCAAAAGTAAAACTAAAACATGGCAAAAGTCAAGACAAATAAAAAATACAGTTACGACTACCCGGAAAACAGGTTGATTGCGAAGGGATTAGTGAAAGGGGATCAATCATTCATAGCAAGAACTACAGGTTACTCACTGACGCACATAAATGACATTTTCAGAGGAAAGAGGAAAATGGTAAATAACGTGAAGCAGATAGCTGTAGGATTAACAGAAATTAATAAGCAAAGAGAAAAGCTGGTTAAATGAGTCCATACGCTCTCATAAATGGAACTATTGGCGTGGAAGCCCGGGTGCTGTTCAAAGGCCGCAATCAATCTGAGCAATCTCTTGAGCTGATTAGTGAAAGGGCGTTAAGAAATAGGATTGAGAACGGTTACATAGAGCGGCTTCGGAAGAATGGACCGGGGAGCCCCACGCTGTTGACTTTTGACACACTGCCCCCGGCATGGCAGCGTGATTTAAAGGAGGAGTTCGGAGAGCCAGGGGCGATAATCAAAAAGGATTGGTTTAGAAAAAAATACAAACAAGATACAGAAGCAATGCTATTTTATCAGGCATACAGGCGAAGCAATGGACACTCACTCTCTGATGAAGAGGTAGATCGTTACACCCTGAATGCTTCTGTGATGAAAACAGTTCAGGCAGTGTATGAGGCGCGCAAGTCGCTAAGGAAAGCAATGAAGGGAAAGGTAACAGACGTGTGGGGCATTGTGGTGAATGAGTGCAACAGGTTTAAGGAGGTGGTACCACATACGTTGCCTGAACATCCCAACGGATTGCGCCGCAAGCTACGCTCATATCGAAAGGAAGGTTATAAAACCTTCATACATAAAAATATAGAGAACCGCAACGCGTTGAAGGTTGATGAACACGTAATTGATTTGCTTAACAACCTCTTCAGTGAAGCGAAGCGAAAGCCGACAGCCACTGAAATAGCAGGGCAATATGAAGGCTTCCTCGATGGATATGTTGAGTTGATTAATAGCGAAACTGGCGAAATGTATAACCCTAAGGGTTTTCCTAGGCTTTCTAAATCTACTGTGCAGGCATATATGGCGCGCTGGGAAAACCGTGCCAGTAATGAAACCAAGCGTAGCGGTGATCGCCAAAAGCTGATGAACAAATACAAGCCGTACCACAGCCTTGAGCAGCCCAAATACGCTGGTTCTATCATATCAATAGATGACCGACAGCCGCCTTTTGAATACGTGAAAGGAAAACGCGCTTGGTTCTACAACGGCATTGATTTAGGTTCTGAAGCCTTCACGGTATGGGTGCATGGCAAGTCTAAGGACGGTATTATTATGGAGTTTTACCGCCAACTGGTTCGTAATTACGTACAGTGGGGTGTGAACCTGCCTGCTGAGTTGGAGGCTGAAAGCTCATTGAATGCCAGTTTCAAAAATACTTTTCTGAAAGAAGGAAGCATGTTTGAGCACGTACGCATTGAGGCTAATAACGCACGTGGTAAGCGTATCGAGGCTTATTTCCGTCCGCTCAGGTATCAGTACGAAAAGCAACGCGAAGGCTGGCTTGCACGTCCGTTTGCAGGTTCAGAGTCTAACCAGATTGGCCCGGGTAAGGTGCCGCAACTTTCTTTTGATACGATTATTAAGAACAGCTTGAAGGACATTGAGACCTGGAACAATACGGAGCATAGTAAGATTAAAGGGAAAACACGCTGGGAGGTATTCCTCGAAACACAAAACCCAAACCTCAAGCCTGTTAATTGGCGTTCCTTCCTGCCCTATATCGGGCATAAAACCCGCTCAAGCTGCCATACCGGAATCATTAAGTTGCAAAATCAGGAGTTCTTGCTTGGGCAGGATGGAAAGATAGCCTTTTCAAACGACCTGGTTAAGCTCATGACTCAGGTAGAAGGTAAAGAACTGGATATCTACTGGCTGGACGGCAACGATGGACAGGTAATGAAAGCACTGGTTTACCTGAAAGATAGCAGCCAGTTTGTTTGCGAAGCAGTGGCTAAGCCACGATATAACCGTGCACGCATTGAGCAAACTGCCGATGATGCCCGCAATCGTGAACTAATGAGCATGTACGTTGCCTCTGTGGATGGATGGATTCGTGAACGTAAGAATGAGCTGGAACACATCACTGTAATTGACAACAGGCCTAAAACCATCAATAATAAATTTAAGATGCCCGGACTGCACGATGAAGAGCCTGATGAGGAACGTGCCCCTGAAGTATTAGACGAACCTGAAGAGGAAGAGGTTTTCAACGACATTGACACTGGATTTAAACGCGGATTAAAAGACATTTTCTAACTAAAAACAAGTACTATGAAAATTACAATTCAATTTAAGAATCAAGTAGCCAAAGCCCTACTGGAATACCGGGAACGGTTCGAAGGCTCAGACGCTCAATTTGCTAAACGGTTTGGCATTACTGCCGCCGTGTTTAGTCGTATAAAATCAGGCGAACGCGTGAAGCTGCTGAAAGATACACATTGGCTGAACATTGGCCGTGAACTGGATGTGAGCACCACGCAGCGCAAGTGGCAGCCTGCCAAAACGCAGGTGTTTGACCTGATAAGCGAATCAATGATGTTCTGCAAGCAACATAGCAAAGCCATGATTTTTGTGGATGAAGCCGAAATAGGCAAAACTTTTACAGGCCGATACCTGGCACGTACTAAGAACAACGTGTTTTACATGGATGCCAGCCAAAGCAGGACAAAAACCGAGTTCACCAAAGCCCTGGCACGCACAATTGGTGTGGACACTTTTGGCAAGTTGGCTGATGTTAAGGCAAATATTAAGTATTACCTGCGCATGATTGACAAGCCGCTGGTGATTATTGATGAACCCGGCGATTTGGAATATTCCGCTTTCCTTGAAGTGAAGGAATTTTGGAATGCTACAGAGAACGTATGCGGCTGGTTTATGATGGGAGCTGATGGTGTGAGAAAGAAGATTGAAGATGGAATCAGTCACCGAAAGGTAGGTTACCGGGAAATCTTTTCCCGCTTCAGCGGCAAATATTTGAGCATTGTGCCAACGGATCCGCAAGAGCGGCAAAAGTTTTACCGAAAGCTCATCAGTGATGTGCTTAGCGTTAACATGAAGGATACAGACAAGCTGCCACAAATCATCAGCAAGTGCATGGTTGAGGACAGAAGCGGCAACATGGGCGGCCTGAGACGTGCCGAATCATTATTAATTCTGAACAGTTAAACCTATGAAGCGAAGCTTAACGACACATAACTTGTTTGATAAGCGCCCATTTAAGCGTGTAACGCTTCATGATCCGGTGTTCAGTGCCAGTATTGGCCCCGCTGAACGCAAAGGTTTTTGGTTGATATACGGCGAGGAAAAAAACGGTAAAACGTGGCTATCGCTCCGACTGGCTAAAGATTTAGCCGCTTGTGAAAAGGTATCATATATAAGTGCTGAGGAAGGAACTGATGATTCATTCGTTCAGGCCTGCAAGCGTGCCGGAATCACACGTGCTGATAAGATTCTGATTGATGAATACCTGCCGTTTGAGGATATCGTAGCGAAGTTTAAGAAGCCACGGACATCAAACATTATCTTCATCGATAATTTAACGAGATATGTGGGCGATGTGAAATCAAAAGATATACTTTACCTCATGAACGAGTTGCCTCATAAGCTTTTTGTCTTTATAGCACACGAGGATAGAAACAAGCCTTACCCAGCTTCTGCCAGGCAGGCTATGAAGTTTGCAAAGGTCTACATCAATGTAAAAGGACTCAAGGCTTTCGTGGTTAGCAGATTTGCGAGCCAGCAGGGCGAAATCGTAATTAATGAAGAGCTCAGCGCTATGTACTGGGGCGCCGAACAGGAGGAGGAGCTATGAGGTACATCACAGAAGCATTTTTGCAAAAGATAGTAGATGCGCAAAACATTACGCTCGATTATAAAAAAAAGCATGGCTCTACGCAGGTGTGGATCTATGAGAACATTATTGAGCAGCGCTATGGCATAAGCAAATCAACTTATTATCAATGGCTCGGGCGCAATGCAAAAGCAGAATTAAGACAGTTAAAAAATCAAAACAATGAAAACAAAGCAGAAAAGATATGAACGTGTGCTGAATAGCCGCGAGCAAGCCAGTCGCAACCTGATGCGGCAGGTGAAGCTTAGTGATTATCAATACAACAATGCGCTTTTCCAGACCGGGACAGCTCTGCTGAAATACTATTTCGGTGACTTAATAAAAGAGGATGCTTTTAATATGCGTCTTTATGACATGCTGCTCAAGCAGGAGAGAATGGGGTTTTGGCCTTGGTTCATTAATCAATTTGAGTTGGCGCAGCTTAAGTTCTTACGCGATGTGCAGCAAGTGTTCAATAATGATGTAAAGTACTTCGGTAAAGAAAAAGCATGCACGTTGTTATGGCATCACTGGAATGATTTTCAGGCGCAGTTTGCACACGATGAGGATGTTGAAGAGCGATTAAGACAATTCATTATACAACTTGAATTATGAAGAGATACAACCTAAACGCGCGTTTGAAGGAATTAACAGCTCAGCTTAAGGAAGCGGAGAAAGCAGTTCTGAATGTGTCGGCGCCCGACTGGATAAAAAAAGTTGAAGAGCGTAATTTGCTTTATTTAAAAATAGATAACACAAAGAAGATGATGAACAATGTGCGAGCAGGAAAGCCGGTGCTGGGATACAGCGACACGCTTGGGTTTGTAGCGACAGTTAAGGAAAATTAATCACATATAAATTAAAACAATGCTGATACGATTAAACAAAGTAGACAAAAAAGGCAGGCGCATCTACGTAGATGCCACCAACGGCCAGCGGCAGGTATTGACCTATGTACGTAACACACACATCAGGAAGCGCATTCCTGATTACGCATTTTCAAAAATGGGAAACTTAAAACATTTTTAAAAAGATGAAACAATTACACGAAATAACCGAGCAGGAGCTCGAGCAGGAGCTCCGACGGCGCAAGAAGGAAAAAGAGAAACAAATCAATGAACTGAAAAAACAGCATGAAGCTGAAAAGGAAGAGTTCCTCGAGTACACGCTCAATAAATTTCAGCATTATCATGATAGCATGATCCAGCTGAAGGAGAACACAATTAACGAGGCTGAGCGCTTGTATGAGCAAATATGGAAAATGAGAGGCAAGGAACCTAAAGAGGTGAGCAGCTTTCAGATTGTGAATGAGGATTACACCCGCAAGGTGGTGATTGAAAAGCAGGAGCGCTTCGCTTTTACTGAAGAGGCTGCCGTGGCTATCACCCAGATTAAAGAGTTTTTTCGCTCGAAGTTTCAAGCGCGCAGCAAGCAGGTTTATGATTTGCTCGATGCGTTGCTGATGAAAAACAAGGCGGGCGATTACGATCCGAAGCTGTTGACAAAGCTGCGCAAGCAGGTGACCGCGATTGACAATAAGGAGCTAACCGAGGCCTTTGAACTGCTTGAAAGCTGCCAGACGGTTGTAGGCTCATCAATGTATGCGCGGGCTTACAAGAAAAACGGTAATGATAAATGGCAGGATGTAGTACTTCAATTTTCAGCGCTATGAGAAAAAGTAAGCTAAGATTTATCATTGTAAAAGATAGCGACTACATGGCAGTGCGCAAGCGGCTGCACTTCTATGGAATTGAAAATTGGGGCGAAAAGGAACGCTTCAAGCTACATAAGAGAACCGCGATAGCGGTAGGTTTAGTTAGTTTTTTCATAATAAGTGCCGTGTGTTTGTCACACGGGGTTTTTAATTAGTTTTTTTCCCTGCCCGCACGGGTTGCGGGCTGGGTTTTTTTTTGTAAATTTCAAAAAAGAGAGAATAATTAATTAGTTGAATAGTAAGAAGATGAACATACACGCAAAAATAAACGGATTGCCTTACGCATACACGCCTAAAATTGTGAACTGCGATGTAAATGAGGTAAGGATGAGGTTGCAAAGCAGCGCACTTCTGCATAAGCAGATTCTCTACAACGATCTGCTTTATGAAAAACTGCACAAGCAGCGAAAAATAGTTATTCAAATGCTTCAGCAACGAATTGATAAGCTTGAAGCTGCTGAAAAAAGAGGTTTAATGCCAAACAACATTTATTTAGATATAGAGCAATTTGCTGAAGTTATTAAGAGAGACGTAAAATAAACAAAATGAAACGAACCAAAAACCAAAATCGCGCAATACATACCCTCTGCAACCATTTAGGCTTCGATAGCGATGACCGCAAGCAGATTGTTGAAAAGTTCAGCCAGGGCAGGACTACCAGCAGCGCTGAGCTGACAGTTGAAGAAGCCAGGAGGCTGATTAACGATATGCGGGAGAACCTGCCCCAGCAAATTTATGTCAACTCGCCTGAGGAGCAGGAACGAGATCGAAAGCGCAAGCGCGTCATCAGCCACTTAGCCGAGGCAGGATATATAAAAAAAGATGGCAAGCATGATATGGATGCCATTCATGCCTGGGTGCGCAGGCAGAAGTACAAGAAGCATTTGAATGCACATACAAGTAAAGAACTAAGTACGCTTATCTACGCAGCTGATGCAGTGAGACAGCATTTTTTAACGAAAATCAAAACTGATGAATAAATACGAGATAATAGGTAAAAAGGCTACGCTCTTTGCATGGTACCATGGTGGAAAGATTAAAAAGATTGAAGTGAAAAAAGGCAGCCTCACACAGCAAGCATGGGAGAACGTGCCTCATTCTATAACTAATGATGAGGATGTTCTGCAACAGAAGATGAAGGAAGAGTCAGCTTTAACTTACAAGCTTATTAGTGAAGATAATACGGCTGAGTATAAAGATTACGTGGGTTCCTGGTTTGACTTCTACTACCAACAGAATGCAGTAGAGCCGAAGTTCGACGGCTCAGATGGTAAAGCCCTCAAGCAAATTAAAACTTATTTCGAAAAGGTGAGCACAGACGGAACTGAGGCGTTGGCTACGTGGAGGGCGTTACTTCAAAATTGGCATCACCTCGATGAGTTCTATCGCAAGAACCTGGATTTAAAATTTATAAATAGTTCATTAAATAAAATCATAATGCAACTGAAAGATGTTACCAGCAAAGCAGGAAAAGGGAATAATGCAGATGGTCTTAGACAAAGGCTCTAATCGTCAGATAGTACGTACTTTTGGTAAAGCTTCTATGACAGATGTTATTCGTAGTAAGCTTCCTACGCTTGGACGACTTATAGAAAACTATGGAGCTGAAAAGACAGAAAATGTAATCGCTGTGCTACTTAAGGAAGCTTCTGGTTATTTTGGCGATGCCATGCCCGATGGCCAGGCCCTGGAAGTGGCTACTGAAATAACTGTGCGCTACAAGTGGCTAAAAATGGAGGATGTGTTTGTTGCAATGAACGAGCTAAAAGAGCAAAACATTTACGGTAAGCTCACTCCAAATAAGATTCTTAATGCAATTAATAAGTACAGTGAGAATCGTTTGAACTATGCAGCAGAGCTAAGCCTCAATGCACACTTGTCGCAAAAGGAAAGTCGCGACAATGAATTTGCCAGGGCAGAATGGCTTGAGCAGTTCAGGAAAGATGTAGCGAAGCATAACGGCGAGCAGACCGTGAAGGCCGGAAAAGATAAGCCAGTTAACGGAATCACTATTGAATCAATGAATGAATCAAAATCAAAGAAATGAATAAAGTAAATGACGAATTACGTGAAGTAAATGACGAATTGCGTAAAACTATAATGCAAAAGCGCATTTACATAGCCGGAAAAGTGACCGGACTACCCCGGATTGATACCGTATTAAAATTTGAAAAAGCCGAAAAGGAACTGTCGCAGCTCGGTTATGCAGTATACAACCCTGTAAAGTACATCCCTTCAGATGCAGACCGTAACAGCGCCATGCGCATTGCCTTCAAGCTGCTGGTGCATGCTGATGAAATTGCTTTGCTGCCTGACTGGAAGAAGAGTGAAGGCGCAAGATGGGAGTATATGATTGCGGTGTTGTTGAAGATGCCTGTTGTGCTGCTGTAGCAGCGTGAAATAGTTAATTAGTAAAGAGATGGAAAAAGAAACAATCAAACAGGCTGTTGAGCAGCTTAAAAAAGAAGAGTCAATTGCTCGCGAAAAAATTGCAAGGCTGAGACAGACTATTGATAATCTGCAAAAATTATGTGAGGTCGAAGGACATTATTTTGAAGAAGTTGGCCACGACAGCCACAAGACGCGATATGAGTGCAAGTGGTGTGGGTATACGGAGGATATTTAGACTCACCGTGGGAGAGGGGTTTGATAACTTAATAACTTAGAAACATAAAAACGTAGAAACATGGAAACAATCTTAAACAACTTACTTACCATGCAGGCGCTGTGGATTGCCCTGCTGGGATTTGCTTACTTCTTCTTCAACGAGCTGGAGGACGAGTCAATCAAAAACAACTGGGAGCGCTGGGAGTGGTTCCTTAATACCGGGCAGGCCTGGAAGAATAAATGGAAATTAGATGAAGAAGGGAGGCTGACTACCGACCAGGGCCACTGGTGGCACTTTGGGTTAAGCCCGCTTTTTGAAGAGCGGTTCCCCTACAGTTCCACGCTGCTGGTGTTCCTCACCGATGGCGAGCACTTGTTCCAGTTTTTTAAGAACCTGGCTGTGCTGGGTGCCGTGGCAGTCATTAGCCCGTGGATGGCTGTGGCGGTGTTCATTGGTATGCGCTTGGCGGCTTTCATAAAGGAACAAATAAATTGGATACAATGAAAAAACATTTTTTAATTTTAAATCATATTGTATATTTGTAAAAGGAGGCTGGAATCTCCTTTTGTTAGATGTTAATCGCAACATACTGAAATTGAAATAAATGTTTGTATGAAAAAAAACTTCACAAAAATTATTGAAGCTTACCTGTTAACTGTTGAGAAGCCGCTTGATTGGCTTCTCAACGAAACAGGTTATTCTCTTACAGCGTACAGAAACTGGAAAAACGGCTTCAAAAACCCTTCGCTGGACGCTATTAACAGCATCGCCTTGGTTTTAAAAAATGCAAGGGCAAACATATGGACGCCTAAGCAGCTTATCACCCCAGAAATGAAATTTCAAACATCGCGAGTGAAGGCGGCACGCACAAATATTCGGTATTTGTGTGAGAAATATCAGATTGAAAAATCAGATATATACAACGATGAGCGTTTTGGTTTATCAAAATCAAGCGTGATTAATGTACTGACGCATGATAAGCAGCCAAATTTTGAAAACATTAAAAAGTTTGAAAAAGTGTTTAAAACATTCGATGTTGCTAATATTAAGACGCATCTTGATCTAATTTACTTTTCACTACCGTGGGGTGAATCAGCAGAATCATATATTGAAATAAGAAACAAAATTAAACTGCTATGAAAAATGTAACTTTAATTATTTTGTTAGCTGCTTTGCTTATGAGCTGCGACAAAGAAGAAACAACAGCCTCGTTCAGTGCTGACATCACAAAAGCTTATCTAACGCAAACCATTCGATTCAGTAACGGCAGCCGCCATGCGGATGCCTTCATGTGGGATTTTGGTGACGGGCAAACGAGTAACGAGCAAAGCCCTTCGCACGCCTATAACCAGCCGGGAATTTACAATGTGACGCTTTCGGCTACAGGTACAAGAGATGCGAGCCACAGCGAAACAATTACGGTACTAGATGGGAAGGCGGCCTACCAGGTGAGCAACATCAGCGATTACACACTCGAAATGTACAGTTTTTATTACAACGAGTTGATTAATGAGCTCACAGATGAAACAGATATGGGCGTGATTGAAGAGGATGAAACTACTGACACTTTTTATACCAACCGCGACGAGCTGATGCTCGCATTTTATGCTGAAGGCACACTCTTTATGGTAGCTGAGCCTTTTAATATTACGGCCTATACAGAAAACACATACACAATTAGTAACTCAACTCAGGTGATTATAATTGATAAGGCTTTTAAACAAAGTAGAATGACCGTTGAGGAGGTGTTTAAATGAGTGAAATCATTGGATCATAAAAACCCGAAGCAGCTCCGCTCCGGGTTTTTTTATGCCCTCACCCTAACCCTCTCCCTCTGGGAGAGGGAACTTTCTTAAACACCCGTTACCTCTTCAAAGCGTGTTTGATAAATCAGGTCATAAACCTTAAGGCCGTCGCGGCGTTTTTCGGCGCGGGCGCTCATGCGGGTGAGCTGGTTGAAGTCGTAGTTCTGCCGCCACCCTTGCAGGGCGGTGTGTATTTTAGCCAGCACATCATATACCGCCAGTGCCTGTGCCCTTACGGGGCTCTTATTGTTTGTGGCTCCCTTTGGGGTAAAGGCTACCCTGATGTTAATCTGAGCCGTTACAATTTGGCTCACATCGGTTTGGTCATCGGTTCGGGGGTAGGTGATATCAATCATAGCGCAGGGGAAAGCCACGCGGGGACGCTCGCCCATTACATCCAGCTCGCCGCTGTCCCAATCCACCCATCGCAGCTCGGGCACTTGTACCTCAAGCCTGTCGCTTATCGCAATAAAAAGTTCTTTGTTCATAATTTACAATGTGTTTAAGTATTCAATAATCCGTTCTTTAATCATATCCAGCAGCTCCTCGGCTTTGCCCATAAACTGCCTTTGCGGGATGCGCACATTTCGGTTATGGCTTTTGACATCCACGCTTCCTTTCTTAGTCTGCCGGGTATGGGCAGGCACCACCACCGCCCCTGTAAAGCCTTCGTTATGTACGCGTGCATAATCCACCTTATCGTTCCCGGCACTAATCACCACCTTCGTAGGTTTAATAATAACCGGCCTGATGCTGTTCATCATGTTGCCGCTCTCCACCATGAGGCTGCCTGTTTTCTTGTGCACCTTGGCGGGAGTCCACGGCGTGCCGTCCCACTCCTTCAGCATAAAAGTTTCTTTGTAGTAGGCCGTGGCTGTTTCGGCTACTATCTCAGCGGCTTCAGGCATTACGCGCTCCGGGAGCTGCGCAATAAATTGGTCAAATTCGTCGAAAGTCATAAAAATTATTATTACATTTGTATCAACAGCCTTGCGGCTAAGAAAGCGCCAATACCCCGCAGCGGAGGGACGCGGACGGCTGCACATCGTGACAGCGTAAGGCTTAGAGCTGTAACCCGGATTTATCCTATCCGGGTTTTTTTATGAGTAGTCCGCGCCTGTATTTTGTTACCAGCTCCTTCCATTTCTCCTTGCTTGCGGCCTTTACTTTCTCCCTTACAGGGAAAAAAGTTTTCACTTTGTAAACCGTGCCAGCCTTTACTTCCCCAATCACCGCCAACGCCTCATCCTTGTAGTATTTCAAAAACACATACTGGTTAAGCGTGTCTGGTGTTATCCACACTTCATCCGGCTGCTGTAGTGTTTCAGCTACTGCTTTCATGTAAGGGGCTCGTTGCGTTGCTTTTTTACCAGCATGCATCTTTAGCCAATCATCCGCATCAAACTGGATGCTGCGCCCGTTGTAATCCGTAAAGAATGATTTTCCATCCTCTACCTTCAGTGTCTTGGCATACTCCTCAATAGTTCCTCCCCAGCGTTGTAGCGTGCCGCCAAGCTGGCTGCGCATCTGCTCATAGCTCTTCAGTCCGTAGGTGTTGTAATTCACGTTCTTCAGCAGCTTTTTAGCCATACGCGGGAACTTCTTAATATAGAGCTGATTTTCTTTGAACACCTCCCACGATTGCGCACGGTTGGTGCCAAAGCCCTGCGCGGCATCCTTCGCCCACTCATCGCTGGCAAGGTACTTATCCACCACGACCCTGGCGGCGTCAAAATCATATCCTTCCACCTCGTTAGCCATTTTAGCTATCACATAGCAACGACACTTCCAGCCATTCGGCGGCCATATTTTATTCCATCTTGGGTCGTTGGCCGGGAGAATGATATCATGCAGCTTACGGTGGCTGTCTCTTACCTTGTCATCGCCAACGGTCTTATATTGCCAGTAAGGGAACAGCTGGGTTTTACTCTTCAGCCGGTTGTAGTTTTCCGTGCTGTTTGCTATCAGGGTGGCGGTTTGCCACTCGGTTCGCTGCCATTCTTTGTTGAATACCTCCAGCTTATCAGAAGCCAGCTTGTAGAACTCCTCAAAGCTCTTGCTTTTCCGGTAAAGCTCGTTCAGCATCTGAATCTCCGCAATGCTCTTGGCCGCGCTGAAGTGAAATACGTTCATTTCCTGTGCTGTGGTGAAGGCATCATTTTGGTAATTGTAGGTAAAACCAAAATCAGCCAGCCTTACAGGCTTAGCCATTAAGGCCTTGAGCAGGTCGGCGCTAATCCAGTCGAACAGCTCCGAGTCGAAATCCGTTTT